GCCGATGCACCGGCTAAACCGTTTCCACCTTCTTTGCTCATTTATAGTCCCTTACTGCCTATGACAGACATTGTAAATCCTGACTTCTGCATTATGCTGACTACCTGTTTGTTCTCTGTTACACCTACTATACTGGTGCAATTCTGTTTCCTTGCGTCAGCGACTATCTTTTCTAACCCTGATTTTAACACATCATTGGTTACTCGTGCATAACAAATCAGGCAAACAATTGACATGCTCTTTTCGGAAGTGAACATGTTTGTTTCTGGCATGGTGCCTATAATGCCAAGAAGGGTCCCGTCATCAGCGACTATTTCCCATATTGAAACAAACCCATAGTTTGCCATAACCATGATTCTGTCAGCATACGCTTCACGCTCGTCCAGCGTGTCCAGTGCGGACGTATCAACGATCATCTGTCGAACCAGATACCACAGGCTGAACAGCCTGTTATGGCGCATCTTGCGCGTTACCGCCTTGCGAAACAGAGGAGACCCCTTTAGTCCCTCTACGATAACGCCTGTCTTCGGCTTGGTATCTGACTTCAATCCTTCTAATATAGAAGTTTTCATCATCGCTTACAGCCTTCATTTTTATTTTGCCACTATGGAAACTTACTCTTGGGAAACTTACTCCATCAACATTTACAGGAACCCAGGGTGCCCAATTAAACGACATGTTGTCGGATTCACTCCATACCACCTGCGTCTGCGCACCGCTATATTCGCCTGCCAATCCAATTTGCAATGCTGATATATGCTTTGTGCCTCTATCTCCGGTATCAAACGGCCTTGTACACAGTTCCAGTTCCATATCTTCTGGAGGTGCGGTTGCATACATTTTATTCGGAGTGGCGTGTAAAGGACCTGTCACTGATGCTACAGAATACTCGAACGGACCGCCAATCCTTCCGTCCGTGGTGATGCAATAACTGTCAGTATCATCCGACAACCAGAACCGACCTTTACGTTCGTCAAGCACAATAAACTGGTATTCGTTTGTGATATGACGCGAATCTATGTCCTGCATCCCGTCGCTGTTAAACAGGTGCAACCGCCCGTCGTCAGCAACAAATAGATGAAAGTTTTCATTACCGCCTGCCGTCCAAACACCCATGTCTCGTGTGACATTATGTACAAATCGGTTGTCAGCCTGTGAGACGATATGTATTTGTTCGCCATAGCAGACGAGCGTGTCCCTGAACGGCAACAGCGTATGTGTTTCGCCGGTCAGCGGAACAAAGCCTATCTCGCCTCGTTCGATCATGGACAGGATGTTTTCCTTAACTGGATAGTCCCCGTCTGGATTCAGAAAATACGGGTCGTAAACGCCAAGCATGGCGAGAAATATGTAGTGCTGAATCTTATCGTCCACGCTGGCTCTTGGTCCATAAACAAGCCAGTCTGTAGTGTAGTCGCTATGTGGATACAGTTCAACTGGAAGCGTTTCACGCCATGCGTCCACATATTCAGACTCAATCTCTGCTTCCGCTACACCGGTAAACACGAGCCTGTCCTTGAAGAAGCATACGGATTTACTGTCCCATGTCGCACCAAGCACCTTGTCTCCAGGGTCTTTTGACCAGGACGTGTACCAGAGGATGTCTGTCCCGTTCACGGCAACCCAGTCTGGGCCACGCTTTGCGATATGCCACGGGCGTGTTGCTTCTGTCACTGTATGTGCTGTTGAACGATTATCATGCTGATAACATGTGACTCCATCAGCATCAAGAGTCAAATCTTCTTTGACGGTTGGGAAAGGCCAGTCTTCGGTCTCAAGCAAAGGAACATCGTTTATGCCCATGCCGTACTCGGTCGGGAGCATGTTCTTGGAATACTCAAGCCGGTCATATCCGAAGTGCTTCTCCGAATAGGAATTGCCCATTGCGAGTGCTTCCGCTATGACGAAGTTCATCTCACTGCCCATTATAATGCTCCATGTGTTATGACTGCCAGACTCAATGATGTCACGCCAGAATACGTCAGTGCGACCTTCCCAGAACTATCGTTGTAGTATGCAGGAGGAAACGGACCGATAAACCTGTCTTCTCCAGCAGAGACAATTACTGCACGATTAGAAATTGCAAGTCCGTCCACGGTTCCGGGGGTGACTATTGTTACCGTAATATCGCCTGCGCTACCGTTCTTGATATGGAGAAACTGGTTTCCGTAGTTTATGAAATCGTCGCCACCTCCGGCTGCGGACGAATATGTCTCCTCCAACCCCGTTCTTGTCATTGCCTGTGCTGCTATGGTTGCCATTATCGTCCTGAATCCTTCTCCTCAATAGGCTTTATGGTTAGCGTGTCAATGTTATCTGCGCTGTTCGCAGTAATCTTCATGTACTGGTCAACACCAGTAGACTTTACCCGTGCGCGACCACGTGTGTCTACCGCGACCGCTGTACGCGCTGTGTAGGCCTGTGTCGTGTCTTTGCGCTCGTAGGCTTGTACATACATGGTATCAGGGTCGTTCACTGCCACATCCACGAAGGATGCCTTCTCGGACGTTTGGCGTATGCCCATGTCGAATACTGGTGTGACTATCTCGATTGCGAGATCGTCATCAATACCGCAGAACTCGTTTCCAATGAACCCTATCGGTGACTGATAGTGCTGGCACAGCCCGTTCTGGTTAAGCATATACGTTTTTGCGTCTGTTTCGGGCGGCTCGCCAGTCTTATTTATGAAGTAATCCTGATAGATGAATGTTGTTCGCCCAGGACGCACCATTGCGCGAATACGCATCGGTTTATTCCAGCCGCCTGATATATCCTTAAACTCAACCGTATAAACGCCAGGGGTGAGTCCGTCTTCAATATAGAGTTCTCCGTCCTCAATAGTATAGTGCCATGTTGACGTACCAACAATACGCCACATACCTTCCATAACAGGTTCGTTTATTACTACGCATAAATCGCCTGTGGTAGATTCATCATCTTCTTCAGGGTATGGACCAACATCCTGTTCGTCAATGCTTGAATAGGCATTTGAATAGAAACGTGGGTCCGGTATCGGCGGCTCATCAGTCGGATCAATGTCGCCGGTATGCTTCACATTACCAGTAAACGTTGCGTTTGTCGGAGCGTTATTTGACCATCCGGTCCATGACGATGCGGGATTTGCGCCGGCACCGGTATAATACTTTATCACACCAGAGCAGTTTACAAACGATGTAATTCCATGAGTAGAAATTTCGTATCGCAAAGTCATTCCAGGTATATAGCATTCTGTAAAAACGAATGAAGATGCTGCGGTATATGGTCTTGCAATAAGGTTTGATATATAGGACCTTGTAACAGAAAGTGTACCGGCATGTATGCCCGTTGTTGCAGTCTGAATAAGATTTGTACCGCTTATATGACAGTTGTCAATGGTTATGGAGCCAACAGCATTATACGCTTCAGTAAAACGCAACCCATACGGTGTGTTCCCTAAAAGAACAGTATTTGAAATAACAATTCTTTTCCATCCCGCTGGCTGTCCGAATATCCCGTGGTTTGTTCCAGCATCGTTGTGATGGATATAGCATCCATCAACAGTAAAAGGATCGTATCCTGCGTTTGTGCCAACATGATAAAAGTCTGCGTTTGTGTTGCTGGCAAATTCAGACTGCTCAATATACACCTCTGCCGTTGGATAACCGCGAATCAGATGTCCATCGTTTTGGTAGAAGTAACAGCCTTTAAGTGTTGCGTTAGTGTCAATTGTTGCGTGAACAACCGCTGCATCGCTATAGTTTACACATCCTGTGAACTGCGTATTATAAACACAAACACCAATGTCTCTTAGACTGTCGCGAGAGTTTACCCATACTACACCGTCATCTTTTGATTTCATATCAGTAAACGTACAGGATTCAACAGTGCAGTGTCCATCCTTATACGAATCGTAACAGATAACTCCAGCCTGACCTGAACTTGTACTGATTGTGTTTGTATCGAACGTACAGCCAAGAAACAGTATCGGCGCATTAGAATAACCAGAAGAAGATTGATATATATAGAATACGTTCTGTTTTATCTGGTTTTCGCCCATGTCTGCGAAGGTGCAATTAACGAAATACACGCCGTTCACGTCTTCTATTGCAAACATCGCGTCTACTGGTGTTGAAAATCCTCCGGCAGCACTATCTCGCATGATCGCATTTATAAACGTTATGTCCTCAAAATAAATGAATCCGTCCAGAGATTTTGCTCCGATGCAACGTCTCACCGATTCTGCGTCAACAACTGTTATGCCCGACTTTGCCATCCCAACACCAGAATATCCTCCCTTCACATATATATTTTCTTTGGCCGTGATTACCTGCCAGTCAGGATGGTTGTCCGTATAGGTGCCAGACTTAATCAGCACATACCCCATGTTTGCGCCACGGTTCGCGTCAACGTCGTCAATTGCCTCTTGTATAGTAGGGTATGCAGTCTCCCATGTCAGCCCGTCCGGTGGATTAGCGGTAGAGTCCCATGCAACATATCGGATATACCCTGAATAGACAACGTCGTCTTCTTCGACTGCCGATTCTGCCGCATTACTGATATAGAACTCCTGCTCAAGCGGTTCGTATGACATCGCGCTGCGGGTGCCTTCCGGCTCAGTAGGCAACACCCATTTATATTTCAATTTCTGCGCAATCAGGTCCGGCGTTATTTGCCATAAGTCGCCGTCGCTGGATTGGATAACATGAATATCATTTGTCCCGGCAACAGTATCGCGTCCCATCAAGCCAAGACGTTCAGGATACCGCTGAATGTTTCTCATTCCGACAAGGCCGGAATCATGGAATGTCAATGCAGCAACGCCGTCCTGACCATAGACCATGACCGCATCGCCAAGCGGTTTAAGGTTCCAGACATATCCGCGCCACGGCATAGGGCGCATAAACATTTGGTTTCGCTTCCACAGGTCTGCATAAAACTCTACGCGTTGTCTCCAATGGTATGTCCAGAAGTTCCAGTCGCCGTGTAGTTCATCATCAAAAAACATCATCCAGTCTGCTGCGCCGGAACTGCTGCCCCACACCCAATTGATTCCGGGTGCGCCAATTGTTTCAGCCGAGTTATATGCCGCAAGTATCGCCGTCCAATCAACATAACCAAACGCATTGTCGAACCCTCCCAAGATAAGGCGCGACTCATTCCGCGCACAACAGGTCTGAATTTGTGGTGCGGTATATCTATAAATATCCTCATCATCCAAACTGCGCCGGATGTGCGTTGTGTATCCATCTGTAGAAATCCAGAATGTATAGAAGTCTGCTATATGAGGAATACCGTGCCTGTTTCCCTCATACCCAATAAGCCCCGTCGTGTTGCTCACTCCGTTCTCGTGGTATAAGACATCCTCGCCAATAAGCCGATGCGCAGAACACAGAGGCCAGATGTCGGACCCTGCTATTTGCGTCAGTTCACGAAACGGGATCAGCCCCTCATTGGATGGACGCATCCCTTTCAGCCCGTACAGCCCTTGCGTCTGATTCACGCCAGGGCGTTCAGGATGGATTCCTCGTTTCAGTGCATTGGTCAGGTCAAGCATACGTTACTCCATAATAAACGTAATCTCTACGCCTTCCAAGATAAAATCTTCCGAGTCAGGTTTCAGATACACCTGAACTCGTTCATACCGATTCAGTTTCAGGTCTTGAGGAAATTCATTTGCGCCCCGTTCTATGGGCAGGATAATTGGTTCGCTTTCCTTCGTAGCAATGATTGCGTTCAAAACTCCAAGTCCGCGCATGGACTGGATATGGATTGCAGCGTCCCGTACAGTGATGTTTGTTGGCGCGACAAAGTTCAGGATCCTGTGTTCTTTTCCGCACGGGATATCAATATCGCCAATATCAAAGAACTGCGGAGACGGATGGTTATTGACCTCTACTATCATCTTTTCCGGCATCGGCTGTGGTTCCGGTTTCGGTGCTGGTATCATTGCAAACTGTTTTTTGGGAACGAACATTGTTTTGTATCTCCATGATTATATTGGTTGCCTCTTCAATGATCGCCGCTTGCGCTGTGGTCATAAGTCGGTAAACTATCATTTCTTGACGCATATTATATCCTTAGTTGAAGTGCAAATGACACAAAACGAGAACGTCTGTTCCACTGCCCTTTGTTTCGAGTACGTGTCCAATTTCCTTAAAATGTTCTGCGACCACGGGATTTGCAGATGGAACCGCAACATTATATGCGCGTCCATCCGTATCAGCACACAAAGCAACATAATCCCGCGTAGATGTTTCGCCGTCTTTCCACAATACCTGACATACCGAGCCGTTCACCCAAATCCACGCTGAAGAGCCATCCGCCACACCCGCTTCAGCGACAACGCCAAAGGCACAAAGTTCATCCTCTTGCAGTACAAACGAGTTATCCGTCGCATCAGATGGACAGACCACACTTCCCTTGACTGTCGCACCACCGGTCTTATTCAGCATCTTCTGGACGAAGCCGCGTTCTCCGGTAACGGTGTCAACACCGAATCCGACGACACCCTTATATGACTGTACTGACAGTGCCATTACATTTCTATCCTACTTTTTTCAACCCAAACAGCAGATTCGCGACGTTCAAATACAAGGTCGTTTGACTCTATTCTTATGCGCCATGAATCATTTACTGTTGGGGAGCCAATGTTATATGCCAGAGTAGAGGATACCGATGCGCCTTCTGGATACACTTCAAAGGAATCAGCAACACTACCGCCACTACCACACACACGCAATTGCAGTTTTGATTCTCCGGTATCACTTTCGATCAAAGAACAGCGTATCTGCGCCGTATCAATATAACTTCCCGCGATACGCCCCTTATAAGACGTTACACCGATAAGTTCGCCGTCTGAACAGTTTGTTGGGGACGCTTCAGTTCCATCAGCACGCTGGAATATTGATTCAGGCCAAGTATTAAAGTTTTTGTAATAGTGGTATGCGCCTATAATAGTATAGGTATTTCTTAGAGTAAGGGCCCCGTTTATGTCGCCAATAGTTGTGATGCCGTCACCGTTCATGTCCAGTACAGTAGTAAATGCACCGCCCTTGTTCAGTTTTATTTGCATCTTACCATCAGCGTTTGTGCCATACGCAGTATCTGCCAACACCTCAATCTGTGCTGCAATTTCGTATGCTGCCGCCTTATATCCATACCATTTTGTTATGCCAATCTGGTCGCCTGCAGACAAGATGGAAGGTGTGGTTGACGTACCGCGAGATGTCTTAAACGACATGATGTTCGACGGGGTATTATGATAGTTTATCAGGCGCAGTTCTGTGGATGACTGTTGATTGTCTTCATCATCGTAATTGTCAATCTGGAACGGGGACTCGTTTGCTCCGGTTACGGTAACGCCCTTTTTGGACAGCTTTATTACGTCTTCCCCGTCCAGCACGACCCAGAGTCTTGGCAATAATGTTTCTGCACGGAACCCGTCCTTTGGATTTTCTACAGTAAGAATTTCACCTAACAGCCTACGAGTAAATCCTACGGCTGGAACGGTATCGCCTGCACCAGGAGTTCCGGCACCACCTCTATGGAAGTTTATCTGCGCCCCTTTACTGTTCGATAGTTTAACGCCAAACCGCAATCCAAACACTCGCGCAGCAGCAATGAAAGCCTTGTTGCCCGTGATACCCATGCGCTCTAATGAGTGTATAGTTGTGTTTGGCGCTGGCATTAAAGCCCTTTCTTAGTCGCAATCCTATCTGCCTCCGCAGCGATTTTGTCAATGCTGCCGTCACTGTTCATTTTGTTCATCGCTTCGGTTATGACAGCCCGCAACGTATTGACATCCTTGAGTTCAGGATGCTTCGCAATAAGTACCTGCGTCGCTTCCATAGCAAGGAACTGTTCGACTGCTGCGTTCAGGATAAGTGGTGCAAACTCGTATAAGGCGTGACGCACAGCCTTCTTGAGTTCTCTTTGCATAACTCGCTCGTAGGTTTCGCGACTACGCTTCATCTTGTCCCATTCGGTATGCGTAATAGAAAAGTTGAAGTCAGGCATTTTCGACTGTTTCATCTTTATGCCCTGTGGCTTTTCTTCTGGGACCTTCTTGTCACCGCGAAGTTTTTCTTCGATTCTCTTGTTCTTATCCATTCATTACAGCCTTATCGTGCCTTCCTGACACTCGTTGATATGTTAAGTGAGCAGCAATCTCCATGATTCGCTGCTGTATCTGGTCGCGTAAAGCCTGTGCGCCGGACTCGTTCCTATGTAAAGCAATCTCCATGTGAACACGCGCAGCAAGAATAAGCAATTCTGGATGATTTACACTCCACCATGTTTCGTCTGCATCGTTATTAAATGTCTTGTCGTAAACCGTACCAACAACCTTCAGGGTATAAGACTCATCGGCAGGCGGCATGATGATGCAGTTCTCTGGTCGTTCAATATAAGAAGAGGAAATGCTGTTTATGACAATGCTTTCCTCAAGTACATCTTCAGTAAATATAAGTCCTGGGTCTGGAGATACACCAAAGATTATTGCGTTATAGGACCCTCGCGCAGAATTTAACGTGTATTCTCCAGTTTCATCAATAGTAAAGATTTCGTGCCCGCCGTTAATCAAGTCATCACCAACAATATAAATGCCGTCCGTGTCTTCTATGACATTCAGAAATGCAGCATTCATAGTCAATGCTTCAGTCATGGTAACATCAAGATTGACTACAAGTTCTCCAATGTAATTGCTTGGGAACAGGCATACAATATAACTTCCGAATACGAATAAGATTCCAGACTGTATCTGTTCCCCTGGTGTTGCCCCTGGATATACGGAATCAACGCCAAACGTGATTTTGTCATCTTCCAAGAACCAATTGGTATCCATGCCAAGAGTTGTTATTGGAAGCAAAGGTCCAACAGTGTCTTCCAATTGGACATCCTCTTCGATGTCGTTTATTGCATACCATCTGTCCAAATCATAAGTGACCAAATCCTCGGTAATCTTCGGAAGCATGGCAATGAACTCAGGCGCACCAGCAGTTATATTTTCAGGGACTTCATCATACTCTTCAGAAATTTCCTGGTAGTCAACATGCTCTATTGAATGCTTCTCCCCGGCATTATTCCAAATTTCCACGCTTTGTATTGCACGCAGTTTTGGCGCACACAGAAGATATTGGTTTGGATTTATACGTATCTTTTGCTCTTTGGTTACAACGGGGACGGGACACAATTCATCAAGTAGCATCTGCCCCTCTTTGATGAACCTGTCCGCGCCATTGTCCGTGTAATCATCGCTCTCTGCGTCAGTTACGAGTTCGTAATGCCCCGTATCTTTTATTAGATTGGTTCTTACTTCAAGCAGGTTCATACGCTACCTCATTTTTTTAGGAGGCGGGGCACATGTAGTCGGCACATGCGCCCCGCATGGCGAAATGGGTCTCAGTGTGTATTAGTTCTTGTTGTCTTCACCAATTCCGTGAAGGACGTATGCGCTGGCAAGGTTATTCCACTTGAGCGTGGATTCCTTGTACCAGCCCACTTTTTTGCCATCCACGAAACTGTAGCCGTCGCTGGATTTGTCGCCTGGAACGAATGTCAGACCGCGTCCTTCGAGAACAGGGCTGCTAAGCAGGCCCGTCTCAAGAACGATTGCGCTGTTCTTCAGAATACCACGGCTCATGAGCGGATGCCGAATCAGACGCATATCCTGATGGAATCCGACCACTGTAGTGATGCGGAATCCGAACTTGGACTGTTCGGTCGTTATTTCCGTGTATCCGTGTTCGCGGAACAACTGGTTCAGAGCGGTGAACGCGGAATTGCCGACGAACCATTCCTTGCCCTGGGCATTGGAATACTTCGCGCCTTCCTCATTGATGTAATCAATGAACTCCATGCCGCCATCAAGCCAGGCATCGCCTTTCCACGGTTCTGTACCGTTCGATGTCGCGTAGTTGATGATGTTCGCGGGCTCGTAGGTCTCGATGGCTTCGATCAGACCACGGGCGAACCGACGCGGCTTGCCATTGATCATATCGTCATACAGCGAACCAAAGATTTTGGAGCGTTCATCGCGAATACGCATACGCTTGTACGCGGCTTTGACCTGTTCTGCGAACTTGACGGCATCAATCCGTTTCAGTTCGTGCAGGTCTGTACCGGACGTTTCGGCTGCCGCCATGATGATTTCGGTCTGGTTGGAATACCGCTTCGGGATGTAGTTCACGCTGCCGGGCAGTTCGCTGGATTCCGCCTGCGAATCACCTGTTGCCATCCATTTCGGACTTGCCTGCGAACCGACATTGTTTACTGCGTCGGTGCGCGTCAGTTTGCCAACAACGAACGGGCCAAGCGGATGGGTCAGGTCAACCGCAACGATCACAACATTGAAAAATTTCGATGGATCGGTCGGATGGAAGATGCTCCATACGTTGTTCACAATGGCTTGGTTTGCGTCGTTTTCCGTCACCTTTAGGTATACGACGGTCCCGACAGCCTGTCCTGCCGCATACGCGGTAACACCGGCATCGGTATAAACGTCCGTGATCGTGCCTTCGCCCTGCCAGGGCGGATTTTCCCACCAATGGACATCAACGGATTTCACCGTTCCAGACGGTTGCTGGTCCATGATCGCGGTAAGCGGGCAGTCACCAAATTCGGTGTATTCGTATACGGAACTATCCCAATCTTCGGGACGCAATTCCGCATCGATGTCGTCCCAGATATTTGTGGTCAGTTGACCTTGTACATATTGTTCACTCTGTGGCATGGTTATTCACCTCCTTACGTGGTTGTAGTGTCTGCAATGATTCCTGCTTTTGCGCAGGCGGTAAGCAGAGCCTTGAATGCGGTTTCGTTATATGATGAAATGTCACCCGTCACTACTGCGCCGGGGCCGAAGTCGGTCAGTCCGCCACATTGCGCTGTAATGTCACGGGTCCATTCGCCCGTAGTGTGGCAACGGAACATATATATTCCGTTTGGAACGTTTATAAGCGTTCCTGACTCTGCGCCAAGAACGAGATTCAGCGTGTGCTTCTGTGCGTCATCACCGAGATAGACTGCTATACGAATTGTGTTTCCGACGTTCGCAGCACCTTCCGGCAGGGTGATTATCGCAGCCACCTTATCGCCTTCAACGGTGTTCTGGTCGTTAAGCACAAACGTATTGACACGATCTGGGATCGTGTATGCGGTGTACGTGGACGTGACATTGGATACAGTCATGATATTCACACCATACAGGTCTTGAATAACCTTTTCCTGTCCGATTGCCTGCCAAACAGCACCGTCAGCGTCAACGTCAACACAGTGCAACATATATATTCCGTTTGAAACGGATGGTATCGTGACAGTGCTCGAAAGTTTAACGTCCAGAGTTCCTGGCGTTGCACCGTCAAGTGCAACAAAAACAGTCATAAAACGACCAAGATTGGATAAGCCAGTAGGAAGTGTCAGCGTAAGGGCTGTTTTGGCATTTGTAATGTCAACAACAGCACATCCATACATATCCGGTACTGTCGCTGCGCCAGCGGTGAAATCTCCAACAGCATCGTAAGTGATTTTACCAAGTCCGACGTTGTTACGCGCAAGCGGCTTCCATACACCTGTACCGGTACAATGGAACGTATACTGCCCGTTCAGCACGCCGGAAAGCGTAACGCCACCACCACATACAACAGCAAGTGTTCCGGGGTTTGCGCCATCAAGAGCCACCGTCAATGTAAGCACATCGCCAAGATTGTTCGCACCCGTAGGAAGCGTCAACGTCAAGGCGGTGTTGGCATTTGTGATGTCAACTGTAACGCCGCGCACCTCATTTGCAACTGTTGCGGCACCATTTGTGAAGTCGGTAACGGCATCATAAACAGCGGATGCCACGGGAACAACACCTGCAAGTGCTGCATCATAGGCAGTAAACTTCGCTGCCGTCAATGTGGTTCCGCCAACTTTTGTGCCATCAGCAAGTTGTGGGGCAGCACCACGGGACAGCGTGACACCATAGTCAGCGGATAGTTTTTGTTTTGAAAGAGGAATAGCCATGACTCATACCTCCTTACGTGCTGAGTTCGGCAACGACCAGCCAGAACTGACCGGCGATACACTCGAACACGGCAAAGTCTGCGTTGGTATTGATGCCGGTATATGTTTTCGTTGCGCCTGCATAGTCTTTCATTGCGGAACCGTCCGCGACGGATACGGTAACGCTGCCGGCTTCCTGGCCTGGCTTGCTCACAGTGACCAAACACTTCATGCCTGGGCATGTTGCTGGTACGGGCAGTTTCACAGTCCTCGCCACTGCTGCGGTCGGTACAACAACAAGGACGTTCGTGTCATACGGGGTCAGCGTTGTGTCGCCGGTCGTGTCGTTGACAGTCAGTAGTGCAGGAAACTTTGGCGTTCCTACATTCGCCTCTCTTGCGGTTTCATAAGGCATCTCATACATCCTCCTGTGGATTAGTTAGGCCAGACCCAATCGGCTCCGTTCCGATACGGGACCGCCTGTCGCTGACCGATTGGCTTTCGATGTGGCGGTTGTGCCACCCTTTGCTCGTGCTGATGTGCCTGCTCCCGGAACCTTCTCTTTTGGGATATGGTCATGTTTCGTGCTCTCAATCTTGCGTGCAAGACCAATGTTTTTCTTGATAAATTCGTGCGTCTTGGACAGCATTGCATCTCGACCAATACCGGGGTTCTCACTGCGAACCTGATTCAACGCCCATAAAACCACGTCGCCACGTTCTTTCAATTCCGGGTAGTCATTGATAAGTTCGCGTGATGCTAAAACATTGAAAATCTCGTTCTGGATATTGCGCTGATTGCGCTTCTCATACAACGCAAGCATGTTGGTTACTGCGCCTACAAGCGATTCGTTCATGACGTTACTGAACGTCTGAGGATCGCGTAACGCCTGATTGAACGTGCTTTCGTCCAATTCAAAAAAGGATGCTGGCGGTTCAAGAGTTTGCGTTTGTGATTGAGGGGGGACCTCTTGAGGAAGTAAAGTGGTAGGTGTGACTTGACCGCCAGCAAGGCGTTTCAGCAAATTATCGTATGCTTCACGGGAAATGGTTATCTGTTCATCGCTTCCGCCATTGTCGGAGACCACTTGTTCCGTTCCATCCGCTCCAACGTTTTTCGCAGGAATGGCTTCTTGCGGAGTTTCAATTCCATCCGCTTGCGCTGTTTGCGAATCCATTTGCGGCTGCTCAATTGTCGCTGTTGCTCCTACTACCGGGTCCATTTAGAAAATCTCCATGCTTTGAAACATACGTTTCTATCAATTTAACCACATCAATTGTATCATGTTCTTTATTTGAACACAACTTTTTCTTGAAATACTCACACTCCTCTGTAATCTTTTTTGCCTTAGCCTGCCATAATGCGCCATCGTCCTTTGATTTATTGATTATATGCTGTATTATGAGTATATTTTCCAAATCAATAAACCACTCAAGGCGAGTGAGCGATGCCCGCGCTTCGGTTACGGCGATGAAATCGTTGGCGAGATAGCGCAGGGTATCTTCGTTTGTCGCTATTTCTTTGATCACCAACTGCAAGATTGCAGACCAAACAGGGCTTTTGAAAAATCGTTCTATCTCAACAGGGTCTGTTGATACTGGACCGGACTTCATGACTTCAAGCAAGTCGTGTTTATACATACCCTACCAATTCTCCGGCTGGAACCATGTTTCCAGCCTGTACCTGTTGCTGTACCTGTTCATCAGGCTGTACGCTGACTTGTGGACCGGCTATTGGCGTTGCACGTTCAAATTCTTCAACGTCTTCAAATCCTGATAGGCGTGCCCAATAAGTGAACAACCTGTTAATATCGTTATTTTTAGTTATCTCCATAACCGCATCTGGCGTGTTCATCAAGGTTTGGACTACCTGAGTAATTGCCTGTAGGTTCTCCATGCCCGGAAGCACTCCGCCCGGAGGGACTACCATGAACGGGAAGTCAAGGTCCATCGGGGAAACCTTAACGTTCTTGGTTCCCAAACCATACATATCCCATATTTTCTGCTGGTCACGTCCATGCGTCTCGACAATAACATCCTCGCCCATATACTGAACAGTATTATAGGCTTCCTGAACGCCCAAGTCGTACAGGAATTGCAGTCCAATGCGGTTCCCAAGATACTGCATCCGGGACGTACTTCCCCGTGCTGCAATGTCCATTCCACGTTCGGTTGGGCGTTCAGGCATCCCCTGCATGATTCCCTGTGTCAGATTTGTGGTGCCCGACAGTTCCTTGATTAACTGAGACATCATTCCAAAATCGCCAATATGCCCCTGTGTGACATCGCTCACCTGCAACTGCTTGATTAACGCTTCCAGTGGGGCCCGGTTGTAGTAGAACTGTTGACTCAGCCGAATCAGTTTGCCGGGACCTGGATTGATTACGTCTTCCCACTCGAATGCGTGCGGGTTTACAATCAGCATATCGTTGATCGTTTTTGCGACGTTGTCAAGGCGTGTGTTTAACAGCCAGCAGGCCGTATCTTCAAGCCCCTGCAACTGGAACAGTACACTTATAGGTATCTGGCAGTGCCCGTCATTCAATGGACAGGCTCCTATTACGGACGGCTTGTTGTGCATATAATTGCATTTATGCGCTTGTATAATTACCTTCCGTGCGCCGACCCGGAATCGCCACCGCTCTGGTTTTGTAGATTCACCTAATTTCCAGTCTCGTGGAATCAGGTCTACCTCAATAGTAAGAATATCTGTGCTGCCACGAGTTTTATCTGTGGCAAGCCTGTCATATCCTTGTCCGCCATGACGGGACCCGCGCTTGCTCAACTGGTAGTAATCGGTCATTTCATCATTGCCGTTACCCTGTTCAACATAGTGAAGTAGTGCCTTCATGTTGAACAGATATTCTTCCGGGTCATCCTCGCGCCTGGACAAGTCATATACACTTTCAATATCCCACCACCCAAAATACCTTGCCTTATCCAGTTCGTGATAATTGATGGCAGGGTCAATAAAAAATTTGTATCTGTCTATCGGGACGAGTTTATTCCCTTCCCAAAGGACTTTTTCGTCAAGCATACGAACAAGACTGCCAGACTTGTATCCTGCTGTATCTTTTAACAGCACCTCAAGCAGGTCGGTAACTTCTTCCTGTACGCCAGTCTTCCCAACATGCTTCCGCCATTCGAGTGTTGCAAATCCAGAGCCATATTTCAGACTGTCGCTTATTACTGTCTGAATATCCAATCCTGTTTTCCACATGATATGCTGCCATGTCAGTACCCGCTCAAGCAATGCTCCCTTCGCTACTGCTTCCACACTGCCAAGACCTCGAATTTTGTGAATAGGATGGTTTGTAAACATGCCACTGAAATAAGTCATCATGGTTTCATGGGCGGCGTACAGCATGGGGACCACAAGCCCAACAGGACGTTTGGAGTGTTTCCCTTCCAGAGAGGCTTCATACTCGTTCAGGTCAACATACGCTTCCATTGAGTTTTCGACTCGGTCCCATTCACTGCTGGCCTTGCGCTGGACATCCATGCCATTCTTGGCAATATCCTTCAAATATTCAACGAGTTCCTTAGACAACTTATGTCCCGGATGAAAGTCTATCCCGCCAGGATAATCGTAATCCAGTTTCATATTGTCTATGTTGCCAGCATATTTTCGCTTATCCATATCGTGCCCAGACTCGTGATTTCACGTCTCTGCCGAATCGGTCGTAATCCGGCAAACCAGATGAACCTAACTGATTCATTATAACAGGTTTTGACTGCGGATGAAAGAAAATATCCTGCAACTGCATCACCTGCGGGATATACCCAAGTGTGTCTAGTCCATCCCACTTCTTGTTTTTTGGGTAACTCAACATCGCGTGTTCGAGTCCACCACCTTTCAAACTTATTTCATGCCAGATATGTCCCTTTGGATGATACGGTCCAGGAGCATAGAACGGTAATGCCTGTGCTGCACGGGCACGTTTAATAGCATCCTTACCACTACCATAGTCTCCCCGTGGTGTGCTACCCCCCTCAATCCATAGCCAGTCAATCAACACTCCACGCTTGGACGCTGCGTTCTCGAATCTGCCACTTATCCATAGTTTCAAGCCCGTCTCTTCAACAACTACCTGACTGGTATTATATTCCTGACACATGGAAAATAGTTCTTCTTCAAGCATCTCTGGTGTCATCTGCTTGCACATGTGCGCACGTAACCAAATAATCGCACGGACCGGGTCTATCGCCCATGCGAGTATGGATGTATCGGCTGCTGTTGGACTCATTGTCCTCGACGGGTCCACAGTAATGAATCTGCGCACATACGGGTTCATATTTATATTGACATCTTGTTCCTGATAATATTGGAACCCGTCCTTTGTCCATGTGTGCTTTTTCTTCGCCTGTGGACTGCACAGATATTCCATCGCAAAAATGTCGGACATGCCCCTGTCGTGATATTCACGTTCCTTTTCGCGTATCTGTTCGTCGGACACAAGTTCTGGCACCAGTGAAAATAGTTTCTGGTCCCCATCATCGTCTTCTCTGTATTCGCCCTGTGGAAAGATGTGTCCGTACCAGTCCTTCGCCATGACTATTTCCATCATGTTCGACGCTTCGTGTTTGCATGTGTCCTGATGACGCATCAACCACGGAGGGATATCTCCGGGACGTATAATCCAGCCATCTCTGGTTTTTATTGGTTCGCTGCATTTGCTGAGGTTCCACCGATGCGTTTTAGGATCGGGATCAACATCCTGATGTGTAGGCTGGAACGCACCATAGTACCAAATTGCGTGTTTCATGCGCTGGTCAGGATCGTTCACAAGTTCGCGGTCCTCGCCGTCATCGGATGCTTGGAAGGTGGGTCGTTCCATTTTTCCTTCCAGACGGACCAAAGAGCCATTACACTGTTGTCCTTCACCCTTCGGCAACACGAACGCATACGGTTTACCTGAGATGGGATCCCCAACGAAGTAACACTTTTTGCTGAATGTTGCGTTGCTCCCGTTGTATGCCTGTGGCTTCAGGTTCCCAAATATCTCTCGGATCAGTTCGTTACCCAACAATTCCTGCTTGACATTGTCTGTCTGTGCTTCGGCATGGTCAAGAGTTCTGGAGGTAAACAAAATAAACGGCATCCGACGCAGACATAGCCCCTTAATCTGTAGTGCCCATAAAAACGTACTCTTCGCAAATCCACGATAACAGAGTCCATACGCTTTTGCGATGGTCTCGTCTTCAAACGTGTGCAGATATTCCTGTCTTTGCCATGTCCACGGCTGCTTGAAACTTTCATGTAGTATTGTATTACAAAAAAGATGTGTGCCTCCTGGCAGCATGAACTTATAGATCATCTCCACAATATCGGGAGTGTCAAAAGAAGGTATCAGAATGTCGCCGTTTGGCAAAAAGCGCACCAACGGCATATTATTCAGTTTGGCCACCATGGTGTTTTACGCAATTTAACTCTATCTCAGCAAATCGCTGTTCACATTCTTCACGGAAGTGGCTCAGTTTGTTTTTATAGTCGCGAAAATCCTCAATAAGCGACTTCAATTGCCATACTGTTACAGCCTGAAGCGACCCAAAACTGAGTACAGCAAATAGAACCAGAGATGACGGTACTTCAAATGTCATTATCATGATTCCCTTCCGTTCGGATACAGATTTTTCTCCATCTGTTCCTCGTACCTCTTTATTTCGCCGGTACTCAACTGGACGGTGCCCGTATATTCACACTTTTTTAGGTCGTAAACGCCGCCGGCAAGGTCAACAGCCACATCATATCCCTGTGCGAGAGCCTCCGACATCGTTCCACAGAACGATTTCCACGCATCTGCATTTTTAACCTTCACCCGGATAGCGTCCATGTCAGCATTTTTACCTAATTTCAGTGCTGGGGAACTTGCAAATGCGGATATTCGAGACATAATCGGGCCAAGTGCAGCCAATGCCGCTGTGGCAACGCCAAGCCAAACCTCTTCCGGGATGTCCCCGACGATTGCGGCGATCTGCGTCTTTATAATAGCGATGATAACACAGATTATCAAAGCCATTATTGCAGTGCCTTTCCACTGTTCTTTGGTTGTTCTGCTCTCAAGAGCCCTTGACAGACGCAGTCCCTCTTTTAATGCGGGCAAAAGTTTCGCGAGTTTCAACAGATTCATACTTCACCTCCCTTTGCATATTCATCACAATATCCAAATATGCCATTTTTAAGGCCGGCAGCGTTACGAACGTTTACTGAACATCGCACCGTTCTGCTTATAACCTGCCCTGACGAATCTGCTTTTACCTCATATTGCAGTGCCACACCGTCAGGGTTAAGTTCCAGCAACTCCATCAACTGTTGTTCTGTCATCACTCTTCTCCTTACCCCGAATACAATCCCAAAATAAGAACGCAGGTCCGGGATCAATCTTACGTTCCGGGGACACATCCTCGTGTCCAACCACCTCAAGTATACCATAATGTTTATGCAAAATAGAAGTAACACGGCGTAATGCACTTATCTGTTTCTCTGTATAACTCTGCCAGTATTCGTATTTGCATTTTGGGTTTTTGTGTTTTCCTCGGAATATCTCATTCTCCGGGATAACTGTTTTTGCCCAAGAGATATATTCTTTGTTGTCGTTCTTTGTCAGTGGACCCCAATTAACCAGTTCAATACCGATACTCCATTGGTTCAGTTCTCTGCGTCCCTTCCATGAACTGACTCCGGCGTGCCATGCTGCAACGTCCGTGTCGACCATCTGAGTAACCGCACCGTCCCTACCTATAACAAAATGTGCACTTACACCAGCATTCAGGAACGTGGAGATGGCACCCTCAGCGTTACCACCAGCAGTATAGTGGATTACAATAATGCTTGGCGTTATTTTCGCACCACGATTTTTTGTTGGGATGAATCGAATGTCTGGAATAATCATGTTCCCTCCTAAATCAAATTGCCTTGCTCAAGAATAAACAACCATTCGCTTACAATTTTGCGAACAATCGGCTGATAATCTTCGATTGTTGTTATATCTATATTTCCATTACTAATTTCTTCAAGCACAGAACGTGGCATTACATGTACATTCCCATCATCCGTTGGAATTGTGATATATGGACCATTCTCAGTGCCAACCGCTGCGACTTCTTCTCACGGGCAAACCGCTTCTTACGGTTCTCCCGGCATTGGTGCGATTTGTTGCTGGTCTCTGTTCCATATACGCTCCAACCGTAGCCTAAGATTGCCTGAATGATACTCATAACACATCCTCCGTTGGTTCGTCCGCGTTATCCGGGACATTTACGTCCACACCGGCCTCCAGCATCTTCGGCTCCGTCTTACCAGCGTCCAGTACGCCACGGAACCGGGTCAAACTCTCGGCGAGCAGCGACATATTCGTGCCGGTCTGGTCGCCGCCCTGTAACGCCATCAGGTCCTTGTAATGTTTCAAGTTCTTCTCGGCTGCGGCCATACGCTCTTTCGGGTCAACCTTCACGTCGTTCTGGATTTCGCCTAATACCTTGATAGCGTCCTCACAGTTCTTCCGGAGTAACCCAACCAAATCGCCCTTGCCTACCGTGTCAACCACGCGCTGTTCTATTTCGCTCATATACTCGAATGTCTCCCGTGCATGACTGCACTTTTTTATCAGGTGTTCCTTGAACCCGGTGATCCGGCATATCGCAGCAACACCAAATCCAAAATAAAATAATATCGCGACTATCTTATGCTTATGTCCAAACCATCTGTACCCTATCATCCGGTCCGGATGACGCGGTTTCATCTTACGCTTACGAGGTTTGAATGGACGTTTACGTAAGCCACCGCCCACAATTTCCGGTTCGTCACTCATAACTTCTCGTTTCTCCAGTACCAATTATATCACATCCATTTGACTTTTGCAACTATGTAGTGTATACTATATGTGTACTCAACAAAATACAGAAAGGAGAATCATGAATGAGTTGGCACTATTTGCAGGAGCCGGAGGAGGAATCCTCGGCGGAGTGTTGCTCGGATGGCGTACAGTGGCAGCCGTCGAAATTGAAGAGTACCCACGCGCAGTTTTGCTGCAACGGCAGGCTGACGGATGCTTACCTCGATTCCCTGTCTGGGACGACGTGCGCACATTCGACGGCAAACCCTGGCGTGGACGAGTTGACGTCATCACGGGTGGATTCCCTTGCCAGGACATTTCCGCCGCTGGAAAAGGCGCTGGAATATCAGGCGAACGAAGCGGCCTCTGGTCTGAGTTCGCAAGGATTATTGGCGAAGTACGACCACGATACGCATTTATTGAAAACAGCCCAATGCTCACTATTCGGGGACTCGACCGAGTCCTGTGCGACCTTGCCGCGCTGGGGTACGATGCGGAATGGTGTGTGCTGGGAGCGCACCATGTCGGTGCGCCACACAAAAGAGACCGAATATGGATACTTGCGAACTCCAGAATGTATTAAAGGGGGAACTATTTCCGAAGAGTCTTTGAATGAAATAGCGAATGGAAACTGGTTGCGTGATAATGGACAAAGAAAGCAGTTGAGGTTACAAGACCAAGTAAGGAATAGTGCTTTATGGCCTACACCACGCAGCGGTAAAACGACAAACGAGAATCTGGACTCTTGGCAGAAACGACATGATGCTGGCAAGGTTGCAACACCTCCGCTTGGACTTGCGGTAAAGATGTTCCCCACGCCGACCTGTGCTGACGGTGCGCAGGGTGCCGTACTAAACGATGACACAGACATATATTTCTTGAATAGCGGTATGCCGAGGAAGCGCAGTAAGCAGGGTATAGATGGAAGCGTTGGCTTGTCTCGATTTGTGGCTATTATGGATAAGCCTGATATGTGGCCAACTCCGACAGCGTCTGCAATGCCATGTGAGGGCACCCAGCGGATTATGCGCAAGAAATGGCTTGCCGGTGAAATGACGTTGGAAGAAGCGTCTGCCATTGCTGGGCGTGATGTGCGCAAGAAGCAGGGCAAGGTTGAGGCGATGTGGCCAACACCCAAAAAACGCGACTGGAAGGGCAAGTCACAGCGCGGCAACTACGGCAACACGACCGACTGTCTGCCGAACGCGGTATCAGGTCAACTTAATCCCGACTGGGTCGAACTGCTTATGGGCTGGCCTCTTGGCTGGACGGACATAACGAAACCGTGCCACAACCCAATACCCGCGTGGCCTGCTGACTGGGAAGGCGACACGCCCAGGGTAACGCAGAAAACGCCGCACCGCGTGGAGCGACTGAAGGCAATAGGCAACGGACAGGTACCTGCTGTCGCTGCGTGCGCATGGGCAATACTACACAACCGTATAACTATAAGGAGACACTATGAACAACATCAACGCACAACGTAATAAACGGTACAATGACTTCTTCGAGAACGATATCAAAGATTTCGATATCACTACCACCGAAGCACTCGTCTGGTGTTGCGCGTTCGGACATACAAATTGGAATACGGGTACCTTCACATTATCCTATTCTCGTATAGCAAAACAATGCAACTGCGCTGAACTCACCGCAAAACGTGCACTCAAAACACTACACGATAAACAACTCATCAGACGGGTCAAGCAAGGCTCAGGAACCGCATCTTCCGTCTACGCACTACTCGATAACCAAGGAGAACTCATGCCGCAAACCGAGGGGGTACTCACAGGTGAGGATACTCACCAGTGATACGTAGGGTACTCATGGGTGAGTAGGGAGGGTACTCATGGGTGTCGTGTAGTGTAATCACCCATGACCACCATACAGTAAACTCAGGGGGAAACCCGCCTTGAAGGGCGGTTTTCCCAAGATTTTTAAGACAAAAAATGATAGGTTGCGGACATCGCGCGGCGTAACTGGTTGAAAACGATAACCTTATTTTAACAGATAGGATAGTGCGCTGTCGTAAGTGTAATAATTCGACTATCTTACAGAAAAATTTCTGAAAAATTTCGCGGGCAGGATGAGTCAACCCCGGGTGGGGTCCGGGGGGAGACCCCCCAGGGCGGGGGGGCCCTCGTCAAGGACACGGGCAAGCACGGCGCGGGGCACGGGCAAGCACGGCAACATCCGGACACATCAAACATAATATATATTATCGGACGTTGAAAACCGTGAAAGTCTATGGGTATAACTCTTATAGTGCTAATCCTGCGTCCTTCCTCTTGCCTGTGTCCTTGCCCTTCCTACTATTCTCATTTAGTGATGTGATGTGCGGCGGTGGCGGAGTGGCCGCCTGGGCGACTGTGTCAGCGACTGTCAGGCCGTCAACTTCCTGCCGGCATCGGGTGAGCAGGTCGTAAAGCAGGCTATCTATCAGGCGATCCCTGTATATTTTTTGCGCTTCTTCGACTTCCTGGCGGTTCCGGGCAATCCACGAGGACACTGTTACCGGGTGTACGCCACACGCGCGGGCAATTTCTGACGGTACGCCACCCTCAATTGTCATCCGCAAAAACTCACGGCTATGACCTCTACCAGAAACCATAATCAAAAACTCCTTATTACCTATGATGATACCACACTCGCTACACGTATGTAAATCCTTCGCCTGCTGCCCCACATTAAACGAACGCCACTGCACCCGATACAAGACACGCCCGACACATAATAAACGCTTGTGGGGCATTGTAGCGAGTTGTCGGCGCATGGCGTAATACTGGTCTAACGACAAATAGTTCATTTGCGACAGATGAAGATATATTGCCTGTGAATATTATTTTCGTTGCCATAAATAATACTGCTGGAATAAATGCTTATATGCCACGGATAAAGATTTATCTGCCATGAATTAAACGAAAAGCCTGCATAATCGCACTATTCGTAGAAGTGGACATGAACCACTTTATAAGATGCTTGGAAATAACGGTTTAGGTCAAAAGTTGCTCAGGAAGACAAGGAACCACTGCTATTAATAATGCGAAGTTATACGCTTTTTGTGTCATTTTACGGCATTTTTGAATTTTTACTTGACATTTGAAGGAAACTGTGGTATAAAATGGGTGTTCGGTCATGGTGGCCGGCGCATAACAACCGGGCAACACGCCCAGACAGGAGATTGAGACAATGAACTGGAAAAATGCAATTGGAAAACAAGAAAAGACGGCAAAAAAACTCGGCTGCGCAGAACTGGCGCAAGAAGTCGGATACAGGCACGGTCACACAATGACTGTGGCAACCACGCAATCCGGCGGACATAGGCTGTATGTAGCAATTGGTGGGCGGTGGATGGATGCGAGTCTCCGTGATCTCGAAAACGCATAACACTAATATGGTGGTCACAAACGCCGGATATTACGAGAGTTTTCAGTAGTCCCATTTTGGGATTGGGCGACCAGTCCCATTTTGGGACAGGCAAGCATTTTGCGTACACTGAACGCAAAAAAACAGAATCTGAAATGACATCCCCATTAAGCAAAAAATGGCTTGGCTCGGTCTTTGAATGCTAAACAGGTTATTCCCCGGTGCGGTCGTATACCGTGCCGGGTTTTGTGTTGTGTTAGTAGTTGCGCCTGTAGTAGGCGCGGGAAAAAAAGGAGTCTCAGAATATGAAAAAGTACAGTTATTACACAGACAGTGGAATCAGCGAAAAACTGAACATGACTGCCGTGTTAATGCCAGAAAAGAATTTGGTACACATTGTTGATGATATACTGGCCGAGCATCCCGGCTGGTATAGGGACCCGAAAGCCGGTATTGTTGCCCCGGACGGTACACGTTGGCGGTTGTGTATGCGTGACGGATTGTTCAGACTGACCGCATGGGGGATCGGAAAATGAACCAGATAATAATCAGCAGGTTGTTCAACGTAGACGAATATTTCCTGTTCAGCAGGGGCGGTGCGTGCCCGCAGGATGGTTGGGTAAACGATGAGACCGGGGAACCAGTAGCACCGCCTGAACCTGATGCCCTGGTTGATTGGGAGACGATTTACGGCTATAATACGCCCGTAAACGATGTTGAAACATATCCCGTAAAAGTTTTTACCGTATAAGGAGTAACACTATGAAACGCTAACAGCAGATAAAAGAGCATTGAGGGAAGCCCGGCAACATACTGTTGCCGGGCTTACTGTTTGTAGTAGGCGCGGCGCATGTTGCTAAAGACAAGGGGGCGGGACGGCGCGGACGTGAAAACTATTCCACGCTGGCGGAAGCGGAAGCGGCGCGGGAAGCAATCCAAGAGAAAACAAAAGGCTTTTCCCGGTATTGATTAACTGAAACCTTCCATCATTTCATAAGCGGATTTCATGAAAATAAATCGTGAAATCCGTTTCTTGTTTTATATCGCCCAATAATGACAGGGGTGGAATGGCATTTCACGAAATCATCATTTCACGATTGAAAACATACTTAGCAGATGCAACGTGATAGGCACGGGGCAAAAAAAAAGGATGTTTCAATTATGAAAGCATTATTGACGGTATCAGAATTAGGGGATATGCTGAACATATCCCCACGGCAATGTTGGAGAATGCGCGATAGCGGACACCTTCCATCCCCGCTAGAACTTGGTGGTAAGAAGTGTTTGCGGTGGGATGCCGATGTAGTCCGGGCATGGATTGCGGACAAATGCCCCCACGTCAGGCGGACAGGCTGGAAACCGGGGAACCAGTAGCACCGCCTGAACCTGATGCCCTGGTTGATTATGAAACGCTAACAGCAGATAAAAGAGCATTGAGGGAAGCCCGGCAGCATACTGTTGCCGGGCTTACTGTTTGTAGTAGGCGCGGGAATTATGCGCCCCGGTGATAATCAAGAACTGTTTTATGCACTGTTTCAATCCAGTGTTCCGCCGCTGCTATAGCACACTTTTGTGTTTTGTACGGATGCGCAAACAGGCAAACATCATCCGTTCTAATATGTAGTGAGAATCCACTCTTGGGCTTGTGCGTAATTTCATAGTAGAAGTTTTTATATTTGTAAATCATGCGTTGAGTATATCCTCTTCTTCGAACTCATCAAACGGTTCATCCTCATAATAGGGATCGTCCTGTAATTCTGGCAGGTTCGGCGTGTACGGCTTAGGTGCGGGATTAGCGACAGGTACAGGCGTGTCAGATATTACGACTACTTCTTTGCGATGTCCGCCAACATTTTGCCATTCAATTTTAAGCCTGCCAGACTCTAATGCTGACCCTATCACATCCTTTAAATGTGTAGGTGTAACCCAATCATGTCCCTTCGATACCAATTTCCGTAAAAGTAGGTTGCACTGGGGTTTGCGGGTGAGTGACGGTAATGTGTGCTGTAAACTACTGTTCCCCCGCATGAACTGTATTATGTCAGGTAACAGCAGTTTAGGTTCTGCGTATGTAATGTCCTGTGTCCCCTGTTCAACCAGACATGCACCATCGAAACCAAAGAACCAAGTGCGCCCTATCAGGTTGTGTGCCGAATAATTAGCCTTAACCAGAGTAAGTCTCAGTCCTGAACCTGTATCCAGTTTACGTGCGATGAAATGCGTCCTTGCCTCATCCTTGAGTGCGGACGCACCACGCGCATCATCGGCAGACACTTGCTTGGACTGTCCGCCCATCTTGCTGACGTGTGAGAGAACGAGTGCTGTCCCGTTACTGACACGAGCAAGTTTGGTTATGAGTTCCATCGTGTAACCCACGACCGCGTTATCGTTCTCATTGGCTGCACCCAGGGCCCGGCGCAGTGTATCAACAATAATGAGGCGTGGCTTAATCTCTTCGCAATAAGCATACAAATGATTGTAGTACGCTGACGGTGATATATTCCCCTGTCGCTGAATGTCTATCAGTGCGCCGGTCCCCTCTGATTTGTTATGAAACCGTTTCAGGACCGCATCCCGATAGTCCCCGGACGGGAAATAGCGTCGCTCATAGGCATTCAATCGGATGCGTGTTACTTCAATTGGGTCCTCGCCAGACAGGTACAGGACATGTGCCGGCGCGTCCACTGGCCTGAACGAAGGAAACAAGGTCAGCCCGGTTGCCAGTGATAAGCCAAGCCCCATCGCAATCAGTGATTTACCCAGCCCGCCGGGGGAACTGATAACGGCAGCGATGTTACGCGGCAGCACATCCGCAAAGGTCCATGTGAGTGGTGGCGCATTCCAGTACTCGCCTATATCGTCCAGAGTAAATGACGCGGTATGCTTAGCCGCTTCAGATAATGTCTGAAGTTTATGCTTGACTGATGTAAGATTATCAGCACCACGTTCCAGTTCAGCAGTAATAAGTTTGGTCTCATTTATAAGCCTGCGCTGCATCTCATGGTTGGCAACAATCTGGCAGTAATGCTCATGGTTCGCTGTCGTTGGCACCGACGATATAATCTCGGACAACAGCGTGTCCGGGTTATCAATATCCAGGTATTCCAGTAGTGTTATCCGGTCCAACTGAATTTTGCACTCGTCCAGATACAGGATAGCGTCGTAAATCTTTTGGTGATTAGCCACAAAAAACGGCGTATCATTCGGGCACTTGAGTAGTGACCGTGTCTGTTTGATCAGTTGCGGACGCATAATCATGCAGCCCAGAACGGCCCGTTCCGCTTCTGGATTATAGACTTCTTTCTGCATTAAGCATCCTTTCAAACTGCGCCTGAGACAGTATTTCCGGCTGAAACAGGAACCTGTTCACGGAACGTTTCAAACGTTTCAAACTGATGTCATGAATCCCAATAGACTGTGTACCATCGAACGGGGTAACTATCGCGACAAACGTCTGCCACTGCGGTTGCCATTGCAGCGTTATGAAATACGGTTCGACAGTCGCAGTAAGTATCGGGATGGCATCGAACAAGTATCGGTACTGATAGTTAATGGTATTCAAGGTCTGCCGTACTCCGTGCGATAATAGAAATGCCGCCTGCCTTACGCACCTGTTCATCCCAGTTGGATTGGTCAGGGCGTAGTGTCCCGGAGTCTGTTTTGACCTCGATGCTGGTGAACTGTGCCACCCCGTTGATAGTCTTCCACCCGATCAGGTCGCCGCTGCCAGGGGTAAGCCCGCACCTGATACGCCGTGCAGTTTTGCACATGGTGAGTGCTTCCGGAATATCGCCACGCAGTATGGCAGCACGTATCCCGTCAATGGTATGTGCTGGCACGAACAACCCGACATTGTTTCGGAACATGGTGAACCCACGCCTGCACGACTCCTTCCAGATGATGTCTTGTATTTTTTTCTCAAGCATTGTAAATTAGCCCTTTCAGCCAGTTACTCCAGTTGTCATACATAAGATCCTGTTCATACTGCCACGACACTACGTGGTAGATACGGCTGTGTTCGTTTGGTTTGGTGAGTAGTGATATCCAGATTACCCTATTCAGGAATTTACAGCCAGCATCGATCCATTCTGGCTCGTCTGGTGACGCGCTTCTCTGCTTCGCTCAACTTCTTTATAACCGCAACATCATCCTAACACACAAAGCTTTCGTCATGTCTACATTTCCGCTTATGCTCTTGCGCGGCCTCCAGATGCTTAACGCAATTGATAAGCGTTTCGATGTGCCCCGAAACGCACATTTGACCATTGCACCCTGAAGTGAAATCAACACGCTCCAGAGATTTAGTGCATCTGTTTAGTTCAGTTTCAAGATCGGCGACGCGGGCGCGGAGTGTCTGTATTTCATCCTTCGCCATTTCCAGAGACAGACAATCAGAGCAAACAGTAACCGCGTCAAACATATCCTGTATGTCTGGATTGTCAAATTTCGGATTATGGTAATATCCTTTACAACGCTCGCACTGCCACCAACCATCATGTATCAAGAAGTTGCTACAACGTCGCCAACCAATCGGAATGCAGGTGTCAGTAAATTTTCGACACATTCGACAATCAAGGTATTGTTTGTTTTTCATCACTTTTCCTCCGGCGCGGGCGGTTGTTCTGGTTTCTCTGTAACTTGAGTACGTAACTTCTCCAAACACTATCATTTCGCAACTTTGCTCCTATACTTACTTGCAGCCTTCTTTCGCTGCTCTTTCATCCACCATGCCCAACCGGGCTTATATCCCAACTTCTTTCCAACATCAAGCAGGTCATCATACGATTTGGCCTGCCTGATCATATCCCGTTTTTCCTCTTTGGTAAACGTATCCACACGCTCCACAAGTTCACCGTCTACCACGCTCGGCCTACGGTCCTGAGTCTTGACCGCAAACTCAAACCCGCAATTTGCACATTGTCGTTTACTGGATGCGTCAACCCAATAACACTTCGGGCACTGACGTATAGAGATTCCAGCATCATCATCTCGCTTGGGCTTTACGGCACCTGTCTCAAGACTCCATTCCCGGATGTCGTCCGGTAGTCCGTGCATGTTGCAGTTCCCGACATGGTCCAAAAATATCGCATGTGTTTTGCCCCCATAAGGACGTAAACAACGTCCCCACTGTTGCATACAGATAACCAGCGATTTCGTCGGCCTCAACATAACAGCACCATACGCACCGGGCACATCCAGCCCTTCGTTTACCAGATCGCAACTCATGAGCGTATTGATGCGTCCCTCAGCGAAGTCGCGTATCGCTGCGTCCCTGGATACGGAATCCATGCCTCCATCCACAGCCACGGCACGGAACCCAGCCTCGGAAAACATCGTCGCGCAATGGTGTGCATGTTCGACAGACACACAGAACACGATAGCGGGTGCGCCGTTCAGATGCTTGGCATAATGTCCGACCGCGTCTCCTGTAATGGTTGCCCGGTCCATCTCCGCAGCCAGCATATCCCGCTGGTAATCGCCGCCTGTGGTTTTTACACGCTTCAAATTTATCTGTGCCGGCGGTGCGAAGTATTTATAGTTAGACAGATACCCGTTATCCATCAACCACCGTGTCTGCGGTCCAACGATAAGCTCGTCAAACACACTGCCGAGTCCTGTGCCCGTCATCCTGCACGGGGTCGCAGTCACGCCCAAGACATACTTAGCCTTATCAATGATCTTCTGATACGTTTTTGCCGGCGTATGATGTGCCTCATCAATCACTAGCAGGTCAATGTCCGGGATGTTACGCCGGATCAGTGTATCCTTTGACGCGATGTACACCTCATGCTCGCCAGACTGCTTGCCAGCAGCGATGTACCCGTGTGGCACGTCGAAGTCAGTGAACGTGCGCGATGCCTGGTTCAGCAGTTCCCTGCGGTGCACCAGCACCATCACATTATTCCCTTTCAGGTTCGCTGACTGTGCGATATACGAAAATATGACAGTCTTACCCATGCCGGTCTGCCCCTGGAACAGTACACGCCTGACTCCACGGGCAAACGCAGCACGGATACCGTGTACAGCCTCGTCCTGATAATCTCGTAGGATGGGAAGGGTCATTCGGATTCGCCCATCCACACCTCGCCCGGCATATCCAATGCCGTGTCCGATGCAAAGGCATAGTACCGACCACCAGCCGCTTTCCGGATGTGTGCGACCAACTCATCCATCACAGTATCGTCCAGAGCCTCGATCCGGTCAACAAGCGCAACACCTGCGCCGGCATACACCTGACCGACAGCCCATGCGCACAGGACCAGTTCTCCGTCGCTGACACTGCGCACGTCGCGCCAACCACGGTCATCGTCGTGAAACAGAATGTGACCGTCTTCTACGTTTATGCGTTTGCAGAACGGGGCAAGCACAGCGTTCACATCCATAACAAACTCGTCTATTTCGGAGCCGGCAAGTTTTGATGGTAACGCAGGGTCGGTCAGCGTATTGTAGAAGGATGTGTACCATTCGGCACGGTCGGTCAGGGTGGCGTGCTGGTTCCGGTTGATCTCCCACTGCTGGATAGATTTCAGGCGGTGCAGTAATGCTTCTCCGTCTTCTATGCGTTTGGACATGGCATCATATTCCGTCTGCAACGAGTCCGTATCTTCCGGGGCTGGTTCTGCTTCCAGTTTCGCCAACTCGTTTTTTTGCATGGCAACACGCTCGGTCGCCTGCATTATCTCGTTCACACGCTTATTCCACGCACGATACGCATCCTGCTCGGCTGCATAGTCCCGGTTCATGGACGCATATTTCGCTTCAGCCTCTTCTGCTCTCTCCTTTGCTGCTTTAAGGTCGGACTGTATTTTGTCTGACAAGTCTTTGCCGACCTTATGTCCGCAGGTCGGACATGCTCCTTCGTGGAACAATTGCGCCTGCTTATGCTTATGCGCCAGTTCAGCGTTCACCCGCATGAGTTCGTCATGAACTTTATTTAACTGTTCGACCGTAACGGTAATCTTCGGCTCTCTTGGCACTTTATGGATAACCGTCTCTTTGATAGATTTCTTTAACGCTTCAATCTGATCCGCTTTGGACGTTTGCGCTTGTGACCTGCCTATCCGCTTCAGTAGTTCCTGTTGGTCGGTGCGCAGCCTGGCAAGCGCGTCGTTCACGGCAGGCAGCATCTCAACCGTTACAGTATTGCCCTTGCTGTTCTTCGGATTCTCGGGACGGGGCCCAAGCGACAGCGATTTCAGTTCGCGATTGATCCCTGTCCGCATGTCGTATGCCTGTTTTGCCGTCTGCTTGATCTCGGCTAACGTACCAAGTTTGAATCCTACCTCTTCAATGATGGCATATTCCTGTTCGCCAAACAGGTCTTCGAGTCGCTCTTTTGGGATAGTATCGTCACCTATTAGCCCGTCCAGCAGGTCGTCGCTGGTAAGCAGGTACATGGGGTCCACGGCAAGCCGGTGTTGTTCCAGCCCGAAGTACCGGTACATCGCCTGACGCTGGTCGTCGCCGGGCAGCATCGGGTCGGTAACAAACGTGAACTTTCCTTTTCTGATGGTCAGCGTAACATTCACGCTCTTAGTCTCGTGGGCGATAACGGCTTCGATGACCGCCTTATCACCCCATCTGCCGACAAATTCCTCGGCAACAAACGGCTGTCCAGCATTATCCAGAATTGTTGTAGCCGGGGTCTTCGATTTCTTACTCATGCGCACGCGCTTGTCGCCAATAAGCAGAAGACGGATTGCGTCCAGAACGGTGGATTTGCCGCAGCCGTTTGGTCCGGTCAGCAACCCTACCGATTCAGGAAACAGGATATCCCGCTTCTCTATACCTTTCAGGTTTGTAATGTGCAGTTCTGTAATGTGCATTATAAGTCATTCTCCGTTATCTGTTTTTCCAATGCGGCATATTTCCGCTCCAACAAATTCATCTTTCGTTTCAGGTCTATTATTTCCTGATACGCTATGTTCAGTTCTTCGGTCAGGTCCGCGTTAATCTCGTCCTGATTCGATTTGCCGGCAATGACGGCGGCGTTCTCGTAACGGTGCAGTTCTTTGGCCTGTTTCGCGACCAGTGCCTGTAACCGTTTTATTATCGTGTGCTGTTCGGTCCTACTGTTTCGGGGCATGTTCAAACTCCCCGCACCACTCGCTCCCACCTGTTTCCGGGAATACGGTTTCTATTGCGTCCTCATGTTCGCCTCGACCCCAGATGATCTGTGGGGTATGACGGTGGCATTCGCCTGCCTTGCCTTTCGGCTCCCAAAATTTGCAATCCTTGCACTTATTCATCCACTTCGCCTTTCGCCTTGACCGCACGAAACGTCTGCTTCGGTTCTTTCGTGAGCAGGTGCGGGTATTTCTTGAACAGTTTCTTCGCCTTCGTGTTATTCACGCTCATGAACTCCAATGCGTCCGGGACCTCGTTCAGGAACAGTTTCGGGTCATGAAACCCAAGTCCATCCGATTTGTGCCAGCCCCAGACAAGCCCGTTGTGTGTCACTGTTCCGCATCCGTCACACCAGCGTTTCAATGCAGATTTCATAGCGGACAGCTCCGATTCAAGCATGGCAATCGATTCAATAGCCTTACATGCGTCCTCGTGGCAGTTTATAACATCTACAACGTTTACCTTCGCATCGCAACAGTATCTATACGGGCATTCAGCGCACGCAACACCTGGTGTAGGCGCAAATACTGTGTCATCCTCGATTATCTGGCAGATTGCAAGTATCTCATCGCGCATCGCGATAAACATAGACTTCTCGTAAGTGTACGTTTCCTCAAAATCAGTTGCCGTATGTTCAAATATAACAGTAACCGACTCACATCCGGTCAGCCAAAGCATCAGCCACGCATAAACACGCGCCTGCATCTCGTCGGATTCACGGGCGAACCCGGTCTTGTAGTCGCGCACAACGATGTGCGCTGCGTCGTCAGACTCGACACGGTCCAGTACAGCACGAAACCAAACGTCGTCATGGTTCCACGGGACGGTACTACCAGTAGCATTTATACAGATGCGTTCCTCAACGCCAGTAACCAGCCCACGCCGTATAGCGGTACGTTCCGCCCAGGGCAAACACAGTTTGTTATATGTGTCACGCCATTCGTCCGTGGACAGTATAGGCTCTCCAGCATCCCGCGATTCTTCGGACTGGAGCATGTACACCTTATTGTACAGGTCCCGTGCGTAAACAAGGTCCTGCGTTGAGTTCGTTGCCAGAAGCCAGTTCACATATAATTCATAAAACTTATGTGCGTACTTGCCTTTGACCATAATCGTCGGCAAACTCGATTCGGGTGTATTCTCCATGCGGAATTTCAGTTGTGCAGGACAGTTCCGGTACATTTTCATTCGACTGTAAGACATTTTCATAATTGACCTCCGTTTTCCTGATGCACGATTTCGTATATCTCGTCAACAATCTTGCGTAGACCTTCTTCTGTTTCTCCGTACCGCGCTTTCAGAGGTATGCCGTAGTCGCCAGCCTTAATGTATCCTTGTGTGATTACGCCACTACATACGTCCTGATGGCCTATCTTAAAACCACGGTATTCGCCTGTTTCGATAAAATCACTCATAACGGCGACTCCTCATTCTGCTTAATCCTACCGTTCATGGCAGTAACCAGCTGTTCCACAGTCCACTTATCCTTCACTGCCTGCTGAGTCATCACCCTGAACGCGGTCGGCGACAATCTGTCCTTCAATGCTAACACATCAGGATGATTCGCAATGTCTCGCGGCGGTTCGGCAGGCTTCGGCGGTTCAGGCTTGCGCGAGTAATCGTGCTGCGCTGGCGCGTCGTCGTCGAACGGAATATGTTCCGTGTCATCTATCAGGTCAGGCTCAGAAAACGTCGTGTTGGGCAGCACAGGCGTTACTACGCCGTCCTCGTCAACCATAATCTGGCTTGCCGGGTACAGATCGTCCGGGGCTTCATGCTCCAAAAGCGGTGGAAGTTCTGCATGCGGACCTGCGATAAGTGGTTTCAGTGCGCCTATATCGCGTAATCCGCACGGGATAACGATGTCCAGCACATACGCCACTTGCTTCTTTCCGTCCGGCTGTATCTGTTGCGGCTTCAGAATCAGCGTTACAGGAATAAAACTGATCCGTCCGAGTGCGCGACGCATGATGTCCAATGCGCTGTTGACGTTCACAATCGAATGGTACGACGTGGTATCAATCTGCCACACGAACATATTGTCGAAGTCAACCAGAAAGAACTGGAGGCTGGCCAACTGTTTACATCCCGGCTTGCCACCCTTACCTCGTTCCTGCGCATACTCGCAATGTTCCGGAGTAGCACATTCGCACTCGACCAATGCGCCACCTTCAGCGGTACGGTTCGCTGTAACTCCGTCACCTTTACAAAGCAGTCCACTTGTCCCGTAGCATTTGTACCATTGCGGAAACACCTCTTCGAGGTTCTCACTTGGGAAACAGACAAGCAACTTATCCGGCTTGTCTCCATACAGTTTGTGAAGTTTAGGGAGTAACTTTTCGTCCTGCGGGTCAAACAGCATGTAATCCAGTTTCGCTGGATACTCTTTCCCGTCTTTTGTCTTGCGTTTTTCGCCAAGTCGTATTTTACCACCGCGACTGAATCGGCGTTTATCACTGAGACCCTTAATCGGCATTGTCTTCATATCCTTCTATTACTGGTGCGTAATTTGATTTCATCTTAACTGGACACGTCATACATGCGCCCCCTCCGTAATGCCTGCACGACAGGCAGTCAGCCTGAAACTGCGTAATCAGGTCAACTATACGTTGGCGCAGTTTGCTTATTTCACTCTGCAAAATGGCAATACGGCGTTCGGGAGAAATCATAATACGTCGTCTCCTTCGTCAGGCGGAAGTGCGCTGTCAACGAGTTCGCGTGTCTGTTCGTCGGAATACGGCTCGTCAACAACAGCCTCCGCATACAGGGGCAGGTCTATCTGCATCTCGTCCAGACGCATTTGCCGTTCGTCGAACTTCTCGCCGGTCTCAATGTTCACAAACCAGACTTTGCGTCGCTCGTAGTCAAGATGCTTCTCGCATTGCACGTCGCGCCATTCGGCATTCTCGCTCACGATTTGGGACATCTTTCCAATTGTCCCGTCAACGATGTCAATCTCGGCTTTAATGCTGGACCGGACAGATGCCATTTTCCGTTCCAAGCCAGCCTTCGTGGACAGAGCCTTCGCCAGTTCAGTGGACCGTTCACGGAACTCGTCCTGAGTCAGCGGCATGTGCAGGTTCCGCTTGCACTTCTCGATCTTCACTTCAATAGTTTTCTTCGGCTGCTTCATCTCGTTCAGTTTCCTTTCTTGTTGTTTAGTGCAGCAAGCACCTTTACCTTGTCAAACCGGATAGTCCTTTTGGAAATCCGTATGAAGGGTATCTCCCTTCCTTTTACCATACGTCGGACAGTGCGGCTGGTTACTCCGAGTACCTCCGCAATCTCCTCATAGTTCAACAGTTCGCGCATCTTATCTCCTTTCTGGTTGTCCTCAATTGTCCGTAATCACGACACAACTATACCACAAAATGTTCTATTTGTCAAATATTATTTTTTCTCGCCCATAACTCCATACATTTGATACATTTGCAGTATCTTTTTGCGGAGTTCTTTCCCGTAGGCAGATGCTTCCTGATACGCTTCACGCTGGCGTGGTGTCAGAAATTCCATGAACGGTTTCCGGTCGTCCTTATCAACACGTTCCATTGGGTCAAGATATCGTAGGCTGTAGTTTATTGATTCAGTAACCTTCTTCTGGTTCTGGCCTCGGTTGATCCACAACGAATGCACGTTCTCACGGAATGCGACCGGGTCGTTCTGTTTCGCGGCGTGGCGTAGGTTCTTTAGGTATCGGTCAGCACCACGGAAATTATTCGATTCGTCCGGCTTGCCGACGTGTGCGCGGTATGCGTCGTACAGCGCATATATCTCATATCGCTTTTCATCCATCGGGTCCACCTGCTTGACGCGCATAAGACGTTGTGCCGGATGCACTCGCGGACGAGTGCCGTCTGCAAGCATTGCTCCTTTCAAGGCAAGACCGACATCTTCGAGTCCAAACATGCCTGTCAACAAGTCGAACCGGTCTTTCGGGCGTGGCTGTGTTATGTCAGGGAAGTACGATTGCCCGGTTATCAGTTCCAGCCCGGTCTTGAAGTACGGGTTTACATGACCGACCATACGCTGTACGCTGCCGCCCATGACCATATTCTTTGCCATCTTGCCCAAGTCAGTTTTCTCAAGCCCTGTATCAGTCAGCATCTTTGCAGCCTCATAAACGCCGGCAAACTCCAAGACGCTACCGAGCATGGAAATATTGGTCAGCACACGGACAGTGCCGTCAGCGTTCCTGCCAACACAGAGGTGCGGCATGAATTTGTATTCATCAGGCAGTTCATCCTCATCGTCTCCGAAGAATACTGAGTTCCATAGCGCACATGCACCCCAGACCGTGCCCATCTTGGCAAGCATGAGAGAGGTGGCTGCTGCCCGTGCTGCGTAGGATGCGCCCAGACCTAACTGGCGCACCACGGGCACGTTCAGGAACGGGTTCTCGCGGACTGTGGTTGCGATATTGTTCTGCACATACTGACCGTACTCGAAATTCGACCGGATGTTCTGTGCAACACTGCGCACGGACAGTTCTGTGAACGAGTAGAATATGCCCATCTTACTGTCGCGCAGCCACTGCCCGAACAAGGTCAGGTTCCCGTAGTTCAGCATCTGGTTGTTCGCCCAGAGTGCTGCGGCTTCGTGTACGCCAAGTTTATCCATGACTTGCAAAATATCTTCGGACCTGCTGCCACCCCAATGCGGCATGGTCCCGGTCGTTTCCAGGTTGCGCTTCGCATTCAGATACCACGCATACCGGAGCAGGTTCTCACGGAACGCGTTCGCCTGCTGTGTGACCTTATACCCGAACACGTAGTCCAGCACGTTCGTCGCTTTATTGATCGCAGTCGTATCCGTAGGGTCGTATACGGACAGTAGTTCGCTGGTCATCTCGTTACTGCCCAGCCCACCACTGCTGCGGAACGCCCTCAGTTCTGGCGATATGTTCTCGAAGTCTTTACCGTACACATACCGGCACAGTTCCTGTGTTGCACGGAACATATCACCTGCAAACTCTGTTGCCTGTTTAGGTGACAGTGCCATTCCGTTCACGAAGTTCTCCACGTCGGACACTGTATTCTTAATCGCGTACACCGGGTATGTCGCCCAGTTGAACAGCACCCACCGCTGGAATTTGCTGGTGACGTTACCGAACGCACTCGCTATCCAGTTTTTCTCTTTCTTCGGTTTCATGCCGTTATTGATTTTGTCGGCTATATCCATCGGCACGACAATCTGCGGTTTCGGTCCGCCGGGCACGTAGACCGTGTTCCCCTTCGGAATGGACAGTTCCAGGTCATCAAGCGGGATCCCGGTTGCGCCTGCATGGTGCGCTACTTTCTGTACCGCCTTCGCAAAATGTTCCAGTGCCTTTGCGGTTACGCTCATGACCGGGTACATAACATGTCCCTCGTCCGGCTGGACAAGGTCGTACCCTTCCGGCAGATTATCCTGCCATGTCAGGTACTGCTTGGTCGGGTCGTTCTGGAGCGTAGTCTTAATCTTTCCGCGCACGTCCGCCATAGTCTTGAATATCTCGGCTACATACCATTTCATCAGTCCGGGCGCAGCCGGGTCGTCCAGGATGTCTGCCAGTTCGTTTATTATGTTCGTGTCACTATCGGCATCAGAGAACGGGTCATACTCGAACGTGTACTCCTGCTTAATTTTGTTCAGCATGTAGCCCATATACTTGCGCGACCGCCACGTACCGTCTATGTTGGACGCTTCGTCGTGTAGTTGCTGGATGCGCACTGCCGCCCATTCCTCCGGCTTCTCGACACGCTTGCCTGTTACAGGGTCAATGAAACTATCGTATATCTCGTTTAACTCTTCCTGTATCTGGCGTAACCTGGCACGGTTCTCTTTACCGCCCACATACGCGGTATAGTTCTGTTCGCGACAGTCGGCCTTCAATTGGCTGATAGGGACTCCGAACGCCTTGTCCATCTCGTTCCACCAGTCAACCTTCGCTATCTCCATGTTCGCATCGGTCAGCCATGCCAGTTCAGAGAGCAGGTAATCGCTGGACGGGTCGAACTCTGCGGACAGTGCGTTCACGCCAGTACCGCGTTTTTTCATGAAAGAGCGAATCTGTTTCGAGTATTGGCTCACACCGCCGAAACGCTTCTCCATGATCGCACCGGCCATGTGAATCTCGCGATGGAAGTATTCGTTCCGTTTGTTCAGCATATTCTGTGGCAGTAGTTTTCTGTCCACGATCCGGCGTTGCGTGTCGGACACGATTTCGCGTCGCTTCTGGAGCATGTCCTGAACCGCTGGCTGTTCGGCTATCTCCGCTTCCAACTGGCCCATGTACACCTTCATCTGGTCAATTACGGATGTGCGCCACGCACGGAACTGCTCGTATGTCGCGTTGACAGGCATCGGCGGGACAGTCTCTTCCCAACCGAATATGAACCGTTCCATATTTTGATTGAACTCGACCGGGTCCGTGTACTGCTCTGCACGCATGACCGATTCCAGCGCATCGGCATGGGACAGATACCGGCTTGCAAGGTTATACTGGTCAGTGGTCAGGTTCCTGATCAGCGACACAACCATCTCGGCAGAGCGTGTCCTCGCCTCGTTCATGCGCGTGTCGAACAGGCGGAACATCAGTTTCCCGGCTTCACCAGACTCGTTGATGAACCAGTCCGTATCGGTCATGCCACGCCACATCCATTTAACGACACCACCCGCAGCATCAATACGTTTCCAGACGGTGTCCCGGTCTTGGTCGTTCCGCGCTTTCATCCTGCGCTCGACCTGTTCAGGTGCTTTCGGGACTGGACGCGGCTTCACGGCGTAGCGGATGTCCGGGTTCGCCGTATACCGCACATCAGCACTCGCCACATTGAACCGTTCCGACGGCGGGATGATCCTACCCTGGTCGTCACGGGTGATAACGTCTGCGAGCTTCACTTGTGCTGAATCGAACACGGCGAACACGTCGGATAGGTTGTTCCCTCCGTCTATTATATTTTTGAAATGTACTCCGGTATGACCGCGTCGCTGTGCTTCGGACACTATCATGTCCGTGATTGCGGTACGCCCTTCAAATGGGACGTTACTCCATTTGTGGCCCTGCGCATCAATCACAAGAGGGTTAGCTCCGAGATCAACGTAGAAGTCGCGTGTCTCCGAGCCGGGCGCAGTCAGGTTGGTCCCGCGAATATTCTCATATACCCGTGAGGTTTCATAGTCGGTTGACAGGAATATCGCACCACCCCACGTATTAAACTTCGTGAACCCGCGCTGCGGGCTGCCGTGATGTGCTGCGTATTCCCAGCCCTTCTGTTTGGCAAGGTTCTTTATGATCTGCCATACCCTACCCCAATCGCGAGCGTCTATGGCATCAAAATATTCCTTGTCAATCTCTGCCCCGGAACGCATCGGCTGCATTTGTTCCAGTCGTGTGCCGTTCCGCTCAAGTAATGCGATACGGTCAAGCAACTTCTGGTCCCAGACTACGGTGTTGTAAGTGCCCTCACCCCGCCCGCGTGAATTGCCGTCAAGGAAACGCAGGCCGGGGATGCCGAGAGAGTTCAGGTATTCGGAGGTATTTTTGTCAGGCTTACGAAATACATCAGCCATAAGCCTGTAAAGTTCTTCTCCTGTAATATCTGATGTTTCCAAATACTCTTGATCTGTCATGTTTTCGAGTGCGTTGAGTCTTGCCTCCATGTCACTCGCATATTGCTTTTTGTTCTGTAGTGCCGTTCTATGGTACTCGTCATCCTTGAACCAATTCATGATCGGAAGCAGTTTTTCCTTCACCCAATCAGACTGCTCGCTCAACGGTGCATCCCACAGTAGCATCTTCGGGATCGCGTCGTCGGGGATGTCGAGCGTGTAGAGGGATGATGTCGTGTTTCCTTTATTGATTATGTCCTGTGCAAAAAGTAAATTGCGTTTCTTTACATCGCCCTTAGTCGCTTGACTCTCTCTTTTTAATATTTCGATTGCAACATCTTTATCTCCATTTGCTTGTGCAAAAGCCTTGTCTGCAAGAATAACAGGTGAATCCCAGTTTGAAAATCCAATATCTCTTCCAGAACGCAAATAAGTCGTTGCTGTTTTTATCGCATCCGCAAAATATATGCCCCACCCAAACGCCTGTGCGCCTTCGCCTGTGCCCATTTTGTCCAGACGAAAACGACCATGTGGGAACCCTGGTTCCGGTGCGAAAGTGTGCGGAGTCCCGTGGTGCGCTGTGGCGAACCGTTCCCCGCCGACATACCGCATCCGCCGTGCCCTGCGTCCTGTGTAGACGGACCGGAAGAACTCTTCAACCGATACCGGCTGGCGGGACAGACCCATAGCCCGCATCAGATTACGGAGCGCGTCACGGATACGCTCGTAGTATTGCCTGAGTACGCCCTGTTCGCGCATGACCAGATAGTAGTCGGCTGCGTCACGGGCGATCAGCTCCTCTTTCCGCTCCCAGTCAGTGCCGTACCGTGCTGCCAGTGCTTCCGCTTCGGCTGGTGTTACGGACGTGATATTGACGTGCAGTATCTCGTGCGCCACGTCCTGCATGGTCGCACCCTTCCAGAACGTGACCGTTTTCGTGTCCCGGTTGGTTTTAGCCTGAATCACGTCCCCGTCCTGTAACGGGATACCGGCATAGGCGTACATGCGTCTGCCCGTATCGGCATCGGGCACACCGGGCGGGTTCGTGTCAAGCAGGTACTCAACCGTATAGCCCATACCCGCCGTGTCCATGAACTCCTGGATGTCCTCGGCTGTGGCCGGTTCGCTGGACAAGCGTTTGGCTGTGTCGCGACGGATGTTAAAAACATCTGCGGGGGATGGTGGCTTCTGACGTTGTTGAAAGTGTTTTGGCGCACCACGCCCGTATTTGAGTGCAAAGTATATTTCCTGTGCTGCGCTCTTCTGGTCATCGGTTAATGAAGACCCTGAATAGTCAATACCAGAATCTTCAAGTGCTGCCACATATTGTAGCGCATCACTTTTTTGCTTGAATCCCTTTATGCTAAGTGACGTTGGAATGTGAGTTACTCGAAACTCTTTGCCATCTTTGTGTATGCCCCAATTACCGTATACTGTCCCATCAACATTCCATACTGTTCCGTTTGCGGCTACCTGTTTGATCTTACCCTTAACACCCTTTGGCTTTGGCAGTGATTTCACGTATGTTCCGTAATCTTCCTGCTGCTTATCGAATACGTTCGACGGCTTGCGTGTGGGCTGCTGTACCGGTGTTTGTGCTTGTGATTCCACCTCTACAGACGGGTAGTCTCTCTTTATCCTGTTTGTTATTACGCGCTGTGCGGCTGACGATAGGTCATCCCACTTGGATTCAGCAATCTTCTCCGCCAGCTTAGACATCTTGCCAGACTTAGTGCCCCACTCTTTGAGCGCAATACCAGCACGGTATCCAAGTTTCCCTTCATCCCATATGTATTTTACAAAATCAGTTCCGGTTTTTCCGCCATACATTACCGGACCTTTTGCTGTGGATACGGGTTTCGGCTGTTTTGATATTTGTTCATCAGCCCATTTCTGTGCAGACTCAAGAGTATTTCCCGTAAATGTTGTATCACCAACTGTTACTACAAATTCCGTACCTCCTTTAGATAATCCTCTTGATGTTTTTGTTTCTCGTGTTACTTGCTTGTTTATTGTAACGCCAGAATCGTGTGTCGCACCAATAGGCGTTCCCTTGTCATACTTAATAGTCCACGACTCATTGGGTTGCTCCGCCACCGGATCGACGGTCGGCAGTTTCACGCGGTCGCGCAGGTCGGGATAGTCGGCGAGTACAGCGTCGGGGACAGGCTTGCCTTCGGAGAGGGCGGATTCGACGGCCTGACGGTGTTTTTTTCTGCCAGCCTCTTTTTTCTTTTTTATATTTCTTCGCTGAGATGATGTTCCTGCATACCCTAATTTAGGAAGTATATTATAGGTATAATTTTCTTCCCGTGTTAGTTGCCACGGCTCCCGATTATTTCTTCTTTTAGCAAGTTCTTCCTTCATCTCTCTTTCGTAATCATCCGCCGTCACTCCCGTTCCATCCGTATCGCTCTGTCCAGTAGTTTCCGTTTCCGTTCTTGGCTGTGCTTCATTTGGCACAGACTGCAATTGCATCCCGGCATCCGGTGATACTTCTCCCTGTGCTGCTTCTGGTACGGCTGCTGCTTCGCTAACGGCTGTCTCCGGTACGTTCTGGACATTCTGAAAAGATTCCCATGTTGGTATTTGCTTCTCTATTTGAGAAACAATTTCCATATCGTCGTCTATATTAAAATACGTTCCCCGCTTCTTAATGTCTTTTAATCCAAGTTTTGGAATATGTGTATTTATTGTTGACCATGCACGATCAGCATCACGTTTACTTTTATCACTATTGCGTTTACGTTCTGTGCCTTCTGCGATACGTTTCAGTGTGGCGATAGCCATATATGTTTGTTTAAGACTATTTTGACGTGCCTTTGTCATCTTTTTCTCTGGAACCATCGTAGCAGGCGGCTCCGTAACGCTCTCCGGCACACCCTGCGCCTCTGTGAGCGACTCTACAGTCTTTCCGGCCAGTATATCGTCGGTTGTCACATCAACGCCCTGTGGCTCGGTCTGTGCACGGTCCAGCAACGCGCTGGCACGGGATAGTGCGTCCGTGATACCGGGGGATGTCTGCGGCTGCTGTGCTGGATAATATCCAAACTCGTTTATGCTGTCCCCGTTTGTGAACAGTTCGCCCGCTTTGGCTTTCTGGGAGAGAATCTGGTATTCGCCACCAAGCGTTGATTCGCCATGTTGTTTTGCATAGGACTTGCTCAGCGTTACCCAATCGCCACTGTTTATCCCGGTTACGGATTCATCCTTCGGTACTGCACGATATATCGTAACCTCTGCATCCGGGTTATTCTTTGCTTTTTGTATTACCTTGAACGACTCAGAGTCAGACTTCTTATCGCCTGTACCGTAAAGACGCAGTCCATCACTCGAATATACGTCGTCTGGATATATCCTGCCACCACCAGTTAGGTCGTGTAACGGTGCGCCGTTGTCCACGTCCGGCGGTCTGTGCGTTCCAGCATACTCGTTGGCAGGAGCGACAGGCTGTTCAGTAGTTAAGGATTCCTGAACAACTGGCTCCTCAACGGCGACTGGTTCCGGTGCTGGTGTGGGTGCGACTTCCTCGACAGCGACAGGCTCCTCAACTTCCTGTGCAGGCGTTGGTTCGCCGAACAGTACCTCGGCTTCAATATCGTTTATGCCGGACGTGACCACTTCGTCGGTGGGGGCGGGTACGTCGGGTGCGGGCTGTTCTGGTTCTGCGGCTGGCGGTTCTGGAACGTCCGGTGCGGGTTGTTGGCGGGTCATGACATTCTTTGCTGTTGTCGCGACACTGCCCGGTAGCGGGAGTAGGGTCATGCTCGGAAACACGTCCAGCATCTCTTGACCTATCGCGCCGGGGATACCACTCGCATATTCGGCTGCTTCGTCCTGCCTGCCAGTGATCGCCATACCGGTCGCAACAGCACCTTCGGATACGCCCTGCTGTAATCCCTCAGTAAGCGTTTCTGTTCCAACAAGTATCCCATACTCTTTGAGTCCGCTCGCTATCTTGCTAGCAACGGTTGGGGATACCTTCTTCAACGCCTGCTGTACTGTACCCGGCGCAAGTTTCTTTAACTGCCTACCAAGTATACCCAACTGGAACCGCTCAAGTGCCGCATACGGGACGCTCGCAGCGATGGCAAGTTTGCCTGCTACGGACGGGTCTACGTTACTCGCCATAAGGTTCTCGTATATGTCGCCAATACCCTGTGCGCCGAAATTCACTGTTGTGCCAATAGACGCACCTGTCCCTGCGCCGCCGATTGCGCCCGGCACTGCGCCTACACCACCAGCGAGCGTACCAAGTCCACCACCGACTATTGTGCCTGCACCTGCACCCGGCAATCCACCGTGAATACCTGCTTCTGCCATTCCTGGAATAATATCACCAGCAACGCCCTGAACCGCTTTAGCAAGGAACCCCATCTGCGACGGGTCCGGCAGATCGGCACGTTCTTCCTGTTCACGTCGCGCCAGTTCCATATACTCAGTGTAATCAACAGGCAGTCCTGCTTCCTCAAGCATGATGTTATAGCCAAGTACGGCACGTTTACGCGCACTCAACATCCCTGCTTGAAACGCTTCACCCGGTGCGACCTGAGACAGGCCGGTTGTGAAGCCTATTTTGTCCTGTTGCTCTTTTATCTTCTCATCCCAATTATCTTCTGGAACAGTAGTAGGGTCAATATACTCAACAGGAGGCTCTATTGGCATAGGGTTAATGATGTCGTTTGCGGACGTTTCGTTAATCGGGGTATCGTTTATGGGTATACCCATATAGGTTTTACTTGGCATAGGGTTAATGATGTCGTTTGCGGACGTTTCGTTAATCGGGGTATCGTTTATGGGTATACCCATATAGGTTTTACTTGGCATTCACTGGCCTCCATTCGCCATTTACCATTTTGTATGGCTTCCCGTCAATAAGCGTTGTTGAGCCTTCAGGGATTACCACTGAATCAGATTTTGTCGTCATATCACCCTGAACCGATTTAGGCTGCATAAGCGCATCAACTATTGCTTGCTGTTCCGGTGTGAGTTTCGGCGGAATTGCCGGTGCTTTTGCTTTGGGGGTGTATCCCGGCTCAAGACCGGGATTACTGTCTGTGCGAATACTTCCAAGCAAGCCGACTATGCGCTCAGCAATTCCAGGTCCAGATAATTCTATGTCTGACTGTGTGCGTCGTTTCGGAGTATACCGCTCCATATACGGCTGTTCAGAATAATATGCTGGCGGGATGCTTGCCTGCTTTGGCGTTGCTGTTCCCGTGCCCGCCTGCGCGGCCTTCACTGCTGCGGATGCGCCGGTCTCTTTGCCTGTGCCAAGATTCAGTCCGCCACCTGCTGTGGCTGGTGGAGGCGTATCGGTCGCGGCGGATACGGCAGGCTGTTGCGGTGCGATTTCATTATAAAGAGGATTTTGTCCGGCTTCCCACTCGTTGCCGTACTTATCATAATACTTAACATTTCCCATAGGATCAGATATTGTTCCCTTAACCTCGTATTCGCCCGGACGCAAATCGCCACCGACAGTATCGCCAAGTTTACGCCAGCCACCGGGTGCTGTATCGTCCTTGATCCATTTGTATCCGCCACTGTATTCCATCCCACTCGCACCACCTCCACGACCACCGCCCCTGGGTGCGAAGATTGGCTCGTTCAACGGGAGGACTTCCCACTGGCCGGTCTGCGGATTGATACGGCGTACCAACTGCTGACCGCCTACGCCGCTCGCGACTGTGCCGCGTTCGAGTTCGGCTTTCTTATCTTCCGATTCCCTGTTCATTTTCATCTCGAACATCTGCTGTTCGCGTTCAAGACGTAACTGTTCCATCTGTTGATCATTCTTGAACCGCTGCTGTTCCAGTTTCAACTGTTGGGCACGGTCCTTCTCTGCCTGTAATTCGCGCTGCGTCATTGCGCGTTCCTGCATGGCACGGCTGGCGTTATACTGCTGCTCCTGCTGCTGTAACTGCTGCTGCTGTAACTGCTGTTGACCAACGCCCATGAATGTTCTGTTCAGCCCTTCAAACTGCTCTTGAGACAGGCCAACAGCATTACCGAATACGGGGAACTGACCTGCAACGGTGGGAGCCTGCGGCTGCTGTTGCTGGCCAAGCATACCGGCTATCTGGAATGCGTTGTCCCAGACACCACCACCACGCGCCTTCTGCCCCTGGAAGAATGCTGCTACATCGTTCTCGGTTGCGTTGTCCGGGAACTGGACGGGGACCTGACCGTTTAGATAAACTTCCATTTAATAACCTCCGTACCCATACGGATTCATAGGTTGACCGTTCGGATAATAGTTGTATCCACCACCAGAACGCGGAATAAAACTCATTGGGCTTGTCTGCTGCGGTCCGTTAATCTGTTGCGCTGCACCACCTAAGAATCCCATAAACTGGTTCATCGCGTTCTGTGGCTGTGGTGCCTGTTGCGCGACGATAGGCTTTGGCGGACTTAATGGCGCACCCTGTTGCGGGACGAGTACCGTATTATTTCCTATCGGACCAGTAACCTGTGGGAGCGGATTTGTAATCGTCGGTTGCGGTGTCGCCTGCGTTGAAGGTGTTGGCGCAGAAATCATTTTTGGAGCCTGCATCTGCGGTGCCATCGTGGACGGCTGCATCTCTGTCATTTTTGTTCCCATATTATATGCTGAACCCATTGCGCTAACAGCACTCATTGGGTCAGCAATCGTACCGCCGCCAGCTAACTGTCCGCCTGCACTGCCAAGTCCAGCACCGATACCAGCCCCGACAGGACCGCCGATAGCCATGCCTGCTGCGCCACCGAGTATTTTGCCAATACCGCCACCCAATGCACCTTTCAGCCCCTTCTCCTGCTTCTTCTGCGCCTCTTTCATTAGTTCCTGTTGGATGCCGACCTGTGCGTTCTGTAGCTGGTAGTCCAGAAACCTGTCGCGTGGGTCCCCTGGGCGTGTGCCAAGCCTGCCAAGTTGCGTGAACAATGCCGCAATCTGGTAGGCTTCTTTATTGTCCATGTCTTTCAGTTTCCAAGCCATCGTATTATCCTCTACCTGTTAGTGCGCCTGCGCCAAGTGTTACCGCGCCTGCAATTGCACCGAGTACCGGGTTGCCTGTCATTGCAGCTACATTGAACCCTGCTGATGCCGCGCTGGACAGTGTTGCCAGCATACGTTCGCCCCAGTTCGGTGCGCGTTGCTGTAACGCTGAACCGCCTATGGACGCGATATAGTTCATCGGATACTGGAATGTTTCCAGTTCCCATGTGAATGCGCGACGTACCACCTCGACATTGTGCATGGTCGTATCCAATTCCAGACCCATGCGCAAACGGATCAGGTCGTATGCCTGTAGGAAACTGGCTCGTTCTGACTCGGCTAGTTTGATGAAGTAGTCTAGTACAGCACTCTGGATAGCAAGTGTGTTCTGGATACTTGCACCCTCAGCCTGGATGTAGAATGCGCCACGGTTCATGTCGAACTGGTCCTTCGCCGTGGCAAGGTTCATGTCGAATGCACCCTTCTGGACCGCACGTTGTATCAGCCAATCGGCCTTCACCTGTTCCCAACGGTCCAGTGCATCGTCCAGTAGACGCTGTGCCTGTGCATATTGTGCTGCCCTGTTCACCTTCCAGTCGGCACTGGCAAGGGTAAACTGGTCCTTCGCCTGCTGGTAGGAACGCTGCTCACCAGAATAGGTATGTGCATGTTGTAGGCGAATCTGCATGGCGCGGGTTTTCAGTTCGGTTTCCATCTCGTCCAACCGTGCGATGCGGCTTGATTCGAGTTGTGCGAGTGCGCCGATAAACTGTGTGTTCATGACTGCGCGTATATCTTCCATACCAGCCGTAATCCGTGACAGAGTTGTCGCCATTTCCTCAATGGACCGGGTAGACTTCGCACTCATGTGTTCCGCGATCAGGTCGTCTGTATCGTATGCGGACAGTTCGGTAGGAACGTCTGTAATGACCGATGCGACATCCAGTAATGCAAGCGCAGGGAACCCCGATAATGTAAGGTCTGTCGCATGAGTAGACGTTCCAAGTGGTGCATCCTCACCTGTAGCATCAGGAAATTCGCCTGCAACACGAACTGAAAGATCATCTGCAACAAGGTTCGACGTGGTAGCCAATTGGAACGCCGATACCGGCTTGTTCACCCATTGTAATGTTGCATAGGCATTGAAATAAGCGATCAGTTTGCGGGCTGGTGTGGTATCGTGTCCGACAAGGTTTTTCATGGCAAGCAGGATTGCGTTATAGTTCGGCATCCGCTCGCTCACGTTTGACCAGAGCGATCCGGCTGCGGCTTTGGGCAGGGCGGAGTCTGGGTCGAAGAAGAGTCCCTCGTTGATCTCGTATGTTTCAGGTTTTGTCCCTAACGCTTTAAGGTACGGATTCATTACCGGGTCTGAAGTACTTGTTTCACCGGGAAGCACCTGATGTACCGGCATTGGTTCTCCGATACGTTTTTTAACTGCATTGGCTACGTTCGGGTATGGGGTCTCCCCACCAAATTCTGTATTCCATGCGGTTCCGCCAGTATACATCCTTGCGCGTAACCGTCCGATCAGGCCCTGATCGCGTGCGTCTGCTTCTGATATTGGGTTTGCGCCTGTTCCGTAATACCCATCATACGGGTTTATGCCTGTCAACCATGCTGAATGGACGTTCTGCAAGAACTCGGAGTATTGCATTGCCGATGCACCGGCTACACCGTTTCCA